CGACCACAGCTTGAACGCTTCCTGCTGGCCGTTGTATTGGCGCGACACGATCATGGAGAAGACCGGCTGCACGCCCTGCAGCGGGTTGCCGGTGGTGATCGTGACGCCCGTCGACGCGCTGGTCTTCGTGTAGCTGATCAGCACGGCTGCCGAAGCATCCGCTGCGGCGAAGGTATAGACGCCGGCCGCAACGCTGTACTGGCCCTGCGCGGGGGCGGTCGCGACCTTCTTGAACGGCAGGCCGGTGGCGGCATACAGCACACCTTCGTCATCGACGAAGTTTGCCGAGCCGGTGACCGTGACGGTGTAGGTCGTGACTGCCGGGATCGCGCCGGGCTCGTTGTAGACCAGCAGGGTCTGGCCCGTGGCCGAGCTGCCGCCGAAGAACAGGTCGTTGTAGAGCTGACCGTTCACCTGACCGACCTTGGCCTTGCCGGTGATCTTCATCTGTGCGGCGCCGATGGCGACCGGGAACTGACCCTGGCCGTACAGCTCCTTGTTGGTGCGGGACATGTCGAGCGAGACGTCCTGCAGGGTGCCGAACTGAATCGGCGTCGAGTTGGCGGCAAGGTTGGTCGCAAAAAGCAGACCGGAACCGAAGGAACGCTGAGCCATGGTGTTTACTCCTGGGTGGCGGTTGGTGCCACGGCGTCGGCGACGTGCTGGATCAGCGCGGCCTTGTCGTCGGCGGTGATGGGTGCGGTGCCGGCGACGGCATGCGCGTGGAAGTGCGCGGCGTACCAGCGTTCAACGGCAGCAATGACGCGCTCGGCGTCGGCCTTCAGTTCGCCAATCGCGGCGACCAGTGGCGCGGTATCAACCTGCAACGTCGCCTTGATCTGCTTGGAAACGGGCAAGGCTTCGCCCTCCGGTTGCCCGGATGTGGTGTCGTCTTTCATGGGAATGGCCTCCTAGAAGCCGGGCAGCACGATGGTGATGGGGATGACGGCCACGGCACGATTGCCGAGCACGCCATCGAACACTTCGATGTCGCCGTCGATGGCGCAGTACTCGACCAGGCCGCCGAGCGACTGCTTGTCGAACGCCGGCGCAGGGGTCAGCAACGCCACGGCGGCATCGACCATGGAGTTCAACTGGATCGACGGCGCCGAGGCGGGGTCATCGTTGTAGGCGTACAGCAACCAGTCCGCGCGCCAGGTGTTGGTGGTCGGCATGGCGCCGCTGAACTTGGCCCGTTGCTTGCCTTGCAGCTGGAACGCGGCCGGGAACGATTCGGGCTGCACATCCTGCACGTTCTGCAGGCGACGGCTGACGGTGACGATGCCGGGCAAGGTTTGCAGCTTGGCGAACAGGGCCGCATAAACCGCCTCGCGGGTGGCACGGCTCATAGAATCGCCTCGCGTACCGCTTCGCGCAGCGCCTGAATGCCCTCGGGTGCCTGTTCCCGCAAGCTGCTGCGCATATAACTGCGTTCGGGCATGTTGACGTAGCTGCTGTGCTGATTCACCAGCACCTCGCGCGGGTTCGCCATCGGCTTGCCCCAGGCCATCGTCTGCATGCGGTGGAAGGCCGACACCACGATGTTCCGCTGCAGCCCGTACTCGTGGATCTTCGCGTAGGGCACATCGGCACCCGCGCGCGCGCCGCCGCTGACGCTGGTCGAGGTTTCGGACGTGGCTGGATAGACCGAACTGGACAGGTTGCCGCTGCGGCGATGAAGCGGGTTGCCAGACAGTTTGTTCATCTTGATGTAGCCGGCCAGTTCCGTCGCCCACATGTCCAGCGACGACTTCGCCGCAACCCGCACCTTGCCGGTCACGGCTTCGAGCTTAGCCAGAACCTCGGCTTCGCCGGTGAGCTGGATGCCGATCATGGGGTCGTCCACCACACGCGCTGTTTCAGCGCCGACTTTGCCGCGGCCGGCATGTCCGCCTGGCTGTAGCTGATGGTCTGCTGCGTGCCCAATGTCTCGCTCGACTTGTCGATGCGATCGCGCTTGGCGTAGTGGCTGGCGACCAGCTCGATGCATGCCTGTGCGACGTCGCTGGGCACGGCGGCAAACCCCGCGGTGTAGGCCACCGCCACGTTCTGCACGCCACGGTTGAAGGCGTAGCCGCGCAGGTAGATCGTCGTCTCGTCGAACAGGTAGCCGATGCCGGTACCCACGGCCGGCGGGATCGCCTGCCCGTCGACGCTGACCGATGCGACGGCGGTGACCGGGCCGTTGGCGAGGAACAGGCGGTTACCGCCCTGCCCGTTCCGCGTCTCGGCGTAGGCAGCGCTGGCGAACGTGCGATTGCAGTAGCTCTCGATCGTCGCCGACACGTTGGCGATCAGCGTCGTGAGCACGCCGTCGGTGGCGCTCGTGGTGAGACCGAGAAACGTTTTCACGTCAGCCAGTGTGCACAGCATGGTCATAGGACCGCCTTGGCGCCGCCGCGGTGCTCCGTGACCACCTTGCGCGCGAAGCTGACGACGGACGCGGCAGACGCTACCTTGCCCTGCACGGCCGTCAGGTCGAAGCTGTCATAGGCCGCGTCCAGTGGCGCGGGCAGCAGGCCAGCGGCCACAAGGCGCTTGAAAACGTCGGTCGTACGGTGGTCGGCATCGAGGCCAAGCGCGTCACCGACGGCCTGGCGATTGATCGGGTTGCTCATGACTGCGCTCCCTTGCCAGCCCCATCTTCGGCGGCCAGCGCGGCCTCTTCGGCGGCCTTCTGTTCCACTTCCAGGCGCGCGGCTTCCTCGGCTGCAGCGCGCGCAGCCTCTTCGGCGGCGATCTCTTCCTCGGTCTTCGGCTGACCGACCGCCTCGAAGCCGTGGCGCGCCAGGCTTTCGTAGGCCTCGACAGGCACGGTGAAGACGCCCTTCTTGTCGGCCTTATAGGTCACGCCGTCGTGCGAGAGCGTGTTCGCGGCGCCTTCCGGACCGCGCATCTTGATATCGGACATGGCTTGCTCCTGGGGTAAAGCGGGCGACGGGATGCCGCCCGCTTGAGGGTTGCCGACGGCTCAGCCGTTGCCGATGCCGGACAGGATCGCCATCGCGAACGGGGCATAGACCGCCAGTACTTCCTCGGCATAGATGCCGTGCTGGTAGCTGCGGGTGACCAGCGGCCATTCGATCTCGTACCAGTCGCGGCGGCACTTCATCTCCGCCACGTTCGGCACTTCGTTCGACTGGTACTGCGCCGGCAGGTTGTCGGCCCAGGCGATCAGGCAGCCGGCAGGCACGTCCGGGTGCAGCAGGATCGGGATCATCACGCCGCCGTTGAGTGCCCACGGGTTGTAGTAGTGGCTGACCACGTTGCCCGCGACCACCGCGCCCGGCTCACCCAGCGCGATGTTCTGGCGCAGCAGCGAGCCGCTGGTGCCGGTGAGCACCTTGTTGGTGATGTTCTGCTGCTCCTGGCTGTTGACGTAGATCACGGTCGGCGACAGCTGGTACTGGTCCCACATCGCCTTGAGCATCACGTCGATTTCGTTGACCGAACCGCGTGCCGAGCCGGTGAGGAACGCGCCGTTGAGCTGCTTCACGTAGGCGTTGTTCGCCGGGTTCAGCGCGGTGGTCAGCAGGCCGTCGAACGCCAGCGCGGCGTTGCGGCTGTTGTCGGCGGTGATCGCGGTGGCGGCTTGGTTACCACCAGCCAGCGGTGCGCTGAACGTCGCCGTGGGCGCCGTGGTGATCGCCTGCAGCGTTTCGCTGCCGGACGCACCGACGTACCAGGCGAAGCCTAGCGCTCCCTGCGTGGCAACTACCGAAGCGGTCAGGGTCTGGCCCAACGTGACCGCCTGCGTGGCAGCGGTGGACTTCATGCCCGAACCGCCAGACAGGGTGTAGGTCTGGCCGTCCTGTCCGGTGATGGTCTTGCTGGTGGCGACGCCGGCCGCGCTGACGGACGAGTTCTTGATGCCTTCGAACGTGAGCTGCACGCAGATCACGCTGTAGGTCAGCGACGGCAGAGTCGCGCCGGTGCCGGCCGCGCTCAGGGTCGGCGTGGCGGAGGTACCCAGGGCCAGCGAGGCGTTGCCGCCCAGGATCGCCATCTCTTCCTTGCGCATGCCCTTCTGCAGCAGGCGGATCGACGTGCGCGAGCGCTCGTCCTCGAAGCCCTCGGACGCCGACTGCGCCTCGAAGGTCAGTGCAGCTTCCTCGCCGATGGTGACGTAGCTGGCCGCTTTCGGGGTAGCGTTCAGGGTCATCGCGCCCGAGCGCTGGCCTTCCGGCACCCAGCCCATCGAATCGAAGCCCGAACCCAGCAGGCTGTTGACGACTTTCCAGTTCGTCGCCGGGCCGCCGTTGCCCTTCACGCGAGGGATTTTCTTCGACAGGATCGTGATGATCGGGTATAGGTTCTTGGCCGGCGCCTGCAGGTCGTAGTTGACCAGGCCGCTGGCGACGGTGACGGTGTTGCCGGCCTTCGCCATCGGGCCGCCCTGATAGACACCCTTGAGCATGCCAAGGGTCTCGGTGGTGATGTCATTGCTCATGGGTATCTCCAAATGAAAAAGCCGCCTCGTGGCGGCCGGGGGTGAAACGAAAAAGCCGCCCGAAGGCGGCCCGTGCATGGGTGCAGGCTGGTGGTTAGCGGCCGTGCGCCCGCTTCATCAGCTTCAACGCGGTTTCGGCGTGGTCGACGCTTCCGTCCTTGTGCAGCACGGGCGAATCGTCCAGCTTGTTGAGCGTGGCGTGGTCGGCGTCAGCGTCCTTGCTGATGGCCTTGACGACCCCCTTCGGTGGCGCGGCCTTGGTCAGCAGCTCGGTGTACTGGGTCGTGACCTTGGCCAGCCGGCCGGCGAGGTCGTCACGCTCGGCGGTCATCTTCTGCAGGCTGTCGGTCATCTTCGCGAGGTCGTCAGCCGCCTTGGCCAGGTCGCCAGTCGGCGCGGCCAGTTCCAGGATCACCACCTCGTCGACTGGGCGGATCGCCTCGTCCACTTCTTCGGCCGCCATCGCGAGAAACGCGTCAGCCAGCGGTCGGAGCGCGGCGCGGAGCTGGGCCGGTACCTTGCTGCCGTCCTTTTCCCAGCTCGCCTCATCGTCGGCGCAGTCGGCAATGAAGGCCAGTTCACTCAGGGTCTCGGCGAAATCAGCGACGGTCCACAAGCCCTTCTGCACCTGATCCTTTCCCAGCACCGCGCGGATCACGTTGCCGGCATCGTCGGCGCCGTCAACCTTCACGAGACGCTCGGCCTGCGCGGTGTAGTCCTTGACGACCTTGGCAGGTTTGGGGTCGGCCGCTGGTTCAACCGGGGCAAGCTTTGCCAGCACCGCGGCGCGTTCGCCCTCGGTCAGCTCTTCGGCCCACTTCGCCAGCGCCTCGGCGTTGTCGATGGTCGTTGCAAACTTGTGCATTTCCTCGCTGCCGTCCGCCTTGATCACCGAGAACTGCGCGTCCGGGTTACACGGCAGGTCGACCAGCGAATACTCATTCGGCTTGGCTTCGTACCGCGTCTTTCCCAGCGCGGGATCGGTCCACTTGTCACCGTAGGCACCACCGATGGAGAAGCCGGTGTAATTCCCCTTCAGTACCTTGCGCCATTCGTTGTCGTCGGTGATCTCGGCGACCACGGAGATCTGCTTCTCCAGATCATTGAAGTCCATCGCCTTGGTGATGCCAGCCGAGATATTGCTGTGCATGGCGCGCACGTTGCCAAGGTTCTTCCCGTCGGTCGCCTTGGCGATCTCTGTCGACCATTTCTCGAAGTTCGGCTTCGATCGTTCGTAATCGAAGATTTCGCCGGAGAGGTCCAGCGCTTCGTTGGCGATCACGCCGGTAACGGTGCGCTGCGCCTCGTCCACCTTGGTCAATCGGGCGAAAATGTGCATGAGTCAGTCCTCGTATTTCGGGAAGAGGTTGCGCGTGCCGCGCGCTGTTGCGCGAGCCATGATCCGATTCTGGATGTTGTGGATGTCTCGAACGTGCTCTTCCAGGTCGCAAGGGTGCTCGACAGGGAGATCGCCAAGAGCTGTCGCCAGCTGACCTGAAAGTTTGATTGCTGCGACTTCCTGTTCAGTCATTTTCACGTTCAGTTCTCCGGGAGTTTGCGCTTGTACGCCGCATCGCAGCGGCAGCGAGGGTGAGCGATGGGCGCAAGGTCGCCGCTCTGGAAAGGTTGGTCGATGGGAATCCATTCCTGCTTGGCATTGCGCTGGCACACCACGCAGATGCCTTCGTCGTTCGACAGCAGCCAGTGTTTCGCCTTCATGCCGACGGCCACGGCACCGAAGTACGCGCCCTTGCCCTGCGCGTTGCGCATCTCGGTGGTGGCGATCAGCTCGGCACGCTCCGGACTGAAGGCGTAGGACTGCTCGAGAACGTCAGCTAGGCCGGTGTGGCTGGCGTCGTCGGCCAGCGCCTTGGTCAGCGTTTCGCGCACCATCTCGCGCGTCGTGTCGGCCAGCTTGCCGCCGGCGCCGTCCTTACCCAGCATCTCGGCCGCGTGCTCGCCAGCCCACTTCACGGCATCCGGATCCTTGCCGCCGAAGATGGCCGCAACGGCGTCCGGCGAGGTCGTCGTGATCTCCGGATCGGTGACGATCAGCTTGGCGACTTCGTGCTTCGCGCCGTCGGCGCTGGTGGCGAGCAGCGTGTCGCTGTAGTCGTCC